GGTCTGTTGCTCCTGTGTTTTCTATTTCTTCAAAAATAGTATCTTGAGCTAAGTAAGGGACTTCAGACCAATTATTACCCTCACTATCTATTACGGATTCTATTGATATTATATTATCATCAAATAATTCTAATGTTTTAAATCTTTCAGCAGCCCCTATAGTAAATATTTGGGTTTTTCTTTCACCTGAAATGGCTTTTCCTGTTTTTTGGAGTAAAAAATATGCTGGTTTATTATTTTCATTATAAGAATATATTGAAATATTAGTAGGGTCAGAAGATGATGAAATATTAAAATTTACTTGATCACTTAAATAAAATTTAGGGCCTTCAGTTGAATTAAATACAGTATTAGGGGATATTTTTAAGGCATAATCAAAATCAGGTATATAATTATTAGAACTAATTTCTTTTGCAGGAACTAATTGAAAAATATTTAAATTTACATTAGAAGCGGCTGTGACTTTAGGTTTATAACCCATAGCATAAGCTAAATTATATAAATTTTCTTTTTCTTGTGCTAAAGATAAAAATGATTCACGTATTTGTGTATCAGTATAAAATGATAAAACATCCCCCACATAAGCCGCCATTTCAAGGAACATCATTCCAGGATTACCCTCACTAAAATCATTAAAGTTGTCTGGAAAATAAACTTCGGCAAACTCCATTAATTGATTTTTATAAGAATTAAAATCTTTATTAAGATATTTTACGTCTTTATCTTGTGTTTTATTTGATATTTTATTATAAGCCATTTTTATATATTATTAACCATTTCCACGTGGGAAATGTGATGAGTTAAAATTTAATTGAATAGCATCTTCTGATCCATCTAAATTAAAATTATATGATATTACAATAAATAACTTATATTCATCTTCTAATTGTGTAGAATCTACATTTAATAATGTAATAGAAGGAATATAAAATTGAATTTGAGTATTAATTTTTTCTTTTAATATTTCTAGGTTTAAATTAGGTTCAAATAATAGTTTTTTTAAACCTACACCAAAATTGGGTTCATTTATACGTTCACCTTGTTCAGTTAATAATAAATTAATTAAATTACTTTTGACTTGTTCTTTGAGTGTCTGTGTACCTTTAAACATATTAACTTCATCAAGAGGAAAAGCAACCCCAATAGTAACATTTTTGTTAATATCTAAGGGGTTAATTCTTCTATTTCCGTTAATATATGCCATTAAGGTCTACTATTTTTCTTTTTATCTATAGCTCTCATTAATTCACGATAATCTCTGTTTACTACATTTGAAACTTCAACAGGCATTGGGGATTCTGGTATTAATGTTGATTCAAGGTTAGTATTACCTTGAGCTGTTTCATTTAATAAATCATTTAATGCTCCATTAGAAGTAAATTGTTGGGAAATAGGTTTACCTATAATTTTTTCTTTTAGAGATGATTTTACACTTGCCGGAATTGGATTACCCATTCCAGTAGCTGTTATATTACGTTGTGTTGGTTGATCTGTGATTGTAGATTTAAATTCATCACGTAAATCTTCCTTAAGTGTTTTAATTTCACGTCGAAGAGCATAATCTATTTCTTCTCTTACGACTTTTCTAATTAATTTTTCGAAAACTGTAGCTTTCATATTAAATAATGTTTGTTAATAAATATAATTAAGTTAAGTAATTCGATATTGGATTACTTGAAAATTAGCATTTCGTATCCTTTCTATAGTACTAGGTAATAAATTATCCTGGATAAGAATTATTTCTTCACCCTCATTGATACTATTTAATGTATTATTTAGATCATTTTGGGCATTATTAATAGCATTTGCATAATCTTCATCTTCTATAGAATCTCCTTCTACATCACACATTAAAGTATATCTTAAAAAATAAGATTCAATAATACCTAATGCTCCTGTTATGGAGGTCTTTATTTTAGTTATAATTCCTATCATTAATGATATTATTCTTGAAGGTTGTGATAATTTATTTTTAATCTTTTTTAATTTTTTTTTAAAAACTTTTAAAGAATTTTTTATTTCTTCTTTTTTACTTTTTGCTAAATCTATTATGTCTTTCAATTTAACTATAGCGGTACCACTAGCAGCTAATCCTACAAGAGCTTTTAATCCTAATTTTGCTACTTGTGAGGCAATCCCTAAAAGAGGTACTAATGCTCTCATTGTTGTAAAAATTCCTTCAATAATGGCCATTATATTTTGAACTTTTTGTAATTGTTCTTGAATTTTTAATAATTTTTCATTTGATTTATCAGTTATATTTTGTAATTTTTCTAATAAAGATTTTAATTTATCATAAATAGAGTTGATGCTATTTCTCGATTCTATACTACATATTAATTCAGGGCCCTTAGAAACTATTTCATCCATTACCATTTGTTTAATTGAAGCTTCAGTTGGAATTTGATTTTTAGTTTTAGCTATTTTTTTATATGCTTCTTCTTTTATTTGGGGAGCTACCTTATCTAAAATTTGATTTGATTGTTGTATTAATAATATTATAGCTCTTGTCATATTATATTGTTTTAACTTGATTACTTAGATTATCTTTAAATTTATTTCTTAAAGTATTTAATTTACTTATACGTTTTTGAATAGGGATTATATTAGCAGCATTGGGGGTTGTAGGGCCTACAGGAGGTGCTATATATGATATTTCTCCTTCAATCATATCTAATATAGATTCTAAAACATCTAATAAACCTTCTGTTAGGTCGTCTCCAATCATCCATTCTTGCATTTTATGACCTAAGATAATAGGTTCAGTAGGTAAATTTCCATCTTTTAAACCAAAATAAATATTAGGAGAATTTACAATAAATTTACTATTTTCTTCATCACTTGTATCAAAATTAAAACTACCATTAGTACTAAAACCAATAGCTTTATCTGAAAATAATAAAATTGAGTCCTTTTTAGCATTAAATATTAGACGATCTGAATCTATTATTACTTGTTTTCCTTGATATATGTTAGGTGCATCTGGTATGTAACTCATCTAGGCTGATTTTAATTTTAATTTTACAGTATTAATAGAATTAGTTTTTAAATCATTTAATGGATAATTAGCGGGGTTAGCTGTTTCTATATTATCTGAGTTAATTCCTAATTCTCTACAATAAGTAGGAATATCTAACCATGGGCAACTTTTTCTTCCTTTTGTAGGATGATTATATATTTGATTATGACCTAATATTTTAATTTCAGGGTATCTTATTACATAAAATTTAACTAATTCATTTAATGAATTTGCCTGTTCTTTAGTCATATCAAAGGTAAGTCCACCTATCCAATTTAAATTAATAGTATTATAATTACCTATATTTGAACTTTGATTTGATTTACTTCCTTGAGATTTAGAAGGTCCAACTCCATATGATTTTTCATCATCTTTATATATTTGTACACATGTACCTTTATAATCTATTGTTATATGATAACCATGTCTACTCCAACCTGTATTAGCTACTTCATTTGGTGCATCTTGCATAAAATATCTAGCTACTCTTTCATGAGTTGACCCGTATGCCATAGCTGTAGTATGGATTACTAAATATTTTACCCTATTAGCCTCAGGTTGTAAACCTATTTGAGTTTTTAAATCATAAACACTTAAAGGGGGGTGTAAAGTAACATTATGATTTGGATAAGCTCTAGAAGGTATTGTTACTGATTTGTTTCTCTCTAAATCATCTGAAATTACTTCTAAATCTTCTTCAGTTACTATTTCTCCATCACTTACATCTTCTGCTTTATCCTCCCCTGCTTCATCAGAAGCTGATATATCAGTAACTTCCATAGTTCCAGGACCATCTAGTATTTCTTCTGCATAATCACCAAATGGATCGTCTGAATATTCTGCTGGTTCTGGTTTATTTGGAGGAGTTGAATCTGGGATAAATGAATCTGTTGATATAGTTTCAGGTAATGATTCAAAATCTGATGTTTCTTTTTCTATTTGTGTTTGAGTTGGTTCATCTTCAAAAGTATCAGTTAATTGTTCTTGAATTGTTTTAACTTCTACTAAATTAGCCCCAAATGTTTTTTGATTTAAAGAAGCAGGATTAAAATTAGATAATTGTTGATTTGATGTCATATAAATTGATGATGCGTCATTCATTATATCTTCTATAGAATGGACCCATCCTTTATCTAAAGAATCAGATTGGCCATTTTTTATAATAGTAATAGGATCTCCTAATTCACCTATATTACTCCAATTATTTGGTGTTCCTACTTTATCACTTTTATTAGTAGAACCAAATCTTATTGAATTACCAAATCTACCTTCTATAATAGTATCACCTTCATATGGTAAAATTGGTTTTATATTTAACTTTTCTTGAAAATATTCTCCTAAATTAATCCCCGTAGATCCATCTTCTAATTTCCTTTCTATTGCTTGTTCATAATTAGTATTTTGAGTATTTTCAATATATGGTAAAGCATTTTGATGAGGGTGATTCCATATATTTAATGGAGGGAAGTAATATGCTGATGTTTTATTATCTTTATCTTTAGTAGATGTTATTAAAACTAATTCATTAATTAAAGGATAATTTTTTATAAAAGTAAATAGAGGCCTTGCAGTAGAATCAGTATTGGGATTTGATTGATTTAATTCTGTGTAGAATATAGTACCTATAGAATCATATCCTCCATAATCTTTAAATTTATTATGGGTGGGATCTAAAATTATATCAGTAATTCTAACAACAGTTAATTTTCTTACAGTTGGTAGAATTTGAAAGTTATTATCTACTCTAATTACTGCCATTATCTTTTTTTGGTTCTTTTTCTGTTTCTTCTATAATATCTTGTAACTGATTCATTTCTTCTTCAGTTAACATATCTCCACCTCCACTAGTAGCATTACCAGTAGATAAACGTTGCACAATAGCCGCCATTTTTAATAAATGGTCGTCGTTTTTAACACTAATTTCCATATATTCTTTAATTAATGGAACAACAACTGTAGCGTCTCCTAAATTTTGAATAAGGGGTCTTAATTCAGCTATAAGCTGACCAATTTGTTTACCTTTTTTTTTCTGATTAGTGTGGATTTCTTTAAGAAGATCAGAAAATGTTTTATCGTCAAATATTACTTGGCCTAATGGATCC